ATTTTCCGCTTGTTGCCTCTGCTCTTCCCCGGTATAAGTTCGCATTATCACTACGCCATCTTTGAACATCCATTTACCTGAAATATCAGCCCGGCGATTTGCTGTAATATCAGGAACCTCAACGACGCTTGCGCCTTCCGGATTAATTGCTGAAACATCCTTTTCAATACAAATAATAACGCCGTTGTGGTCATAGACCATTTTCAACGTATCAGACTGGAAATTCTTTTGTTCCTCATACCAGTTTTTCCATCCTCTGTATAAAGCCATTTGATGTTAAATTGCTTCGTTAGCTGATATTGCTCTTTTGTTTCAGGATTACCAGCAGAAATGTTTTTTAAGTGCATCATAATTAAATACTCCCCGCGTTATACCACGTCCCATTAATGCAATACTGAATTGGCCTTACCTGTGTTGTATCAATTAGTGCATCTCTGTTTGAGTTAACGGAACCGGTAACAACATGACCTGACCTGTCAGACCAGCCGGGACCATTCCATGTCCGAACAGATGACAGACCACCAAGGCGAATACCTGTAATAAACCTTGAGTTACATTCTGCCTGCGTATATGCGCCAACATCTCTCGCTGATGGCTTGCGTGTTGTGGTGTAAAACTCTGACCAGCCAGCCTCAAATCCATAACCATCACGCGCTGAACGATAAAAAATACCGCCGTTCTTATAATTCACACGGAACTGTACAGCAGGGCAGCTCCCCGTATTCTTATTGAAGTGGAGGATTAATGTTGATGCACCGCTGATATCTGCATCATAAACACCGCTGTTCCAGTTCCAGCCAACGGCTTTGTCGTTTCCGACGGTATTTCCTGTTTGCCCTAAAGCAAATGCAGGCTGCTGGTTTTTCGTGTTGTAGTCTCGTCGCCAGCCAGGAGCATAAGCATTGCCATGATTAATATAAGTGAATTGAGCGTTAGTAATTCCGCCACCGCTGGACGTACTCGGTGTAGTAACACGTATGGTCATTGCGCCGCGAGTGCCAATAACTTCCACCACAGCACCTGCAAGACAAATATTTCCGCAACCTGTATCTGTAATGACCTTATTGTTTGCATAAGCCCATGAGCCTTTGCACATCCAGTAAGGATGGTTAAATGCCCCCTGACTCTCCAGCCACGAAATAAATTGCGCAGTTGTCCAGACCTGACTATCGCCACCAATATCCACCCATGCGCTATATGCGCGGCAGGCCCCAATATTTTTGGTGAAGGTATCTTTTCCCGGAATATCTGCGCCGTTCTGGTTTTTCTGTAATGCGCCAGAAGCCTGATTTACCGTTTCCTGTAAACCGAGGTTTTAGATAATGGCCGTTTCTGGCCTGCATGGCATGATTTCCGCTTTTAAACGGGGAATTCAGCGTGCTGATTGGCTATGTAAGGGTATCAACAAATGACCAGAATACAGACCTGCAACGAAACGCTCTTGTTTGTGCAGGATGTGAACAAATATTTGAAGATAAATTAAGCGGAACAAGGACAGACCGACCGGGATTAAAACGTGCTTTAAAGCGCCTTCAAAAAGGAACGCATATAGAAAACGACGATCGAATCAATTAAATCGATCTGTATTACCGATCGATTATGTCCCGATAACCACACCCGACTGATGAGATTTTTTAAGATAACGGCGAATTGATGCAAGGAGGTGAAATGAAATCAATTCGCTGTAAGAACTGCAACAAACTGTTATTTAAAGCGGATTCCTTTGATCACATTGAAATCAGGTGTCCGCGTTGCAAACGTCACATCATAATGCTGAATGCCTGCGAGCATCCCACGGAGAAACATTGTGGGAAAAGAGAAGAAATCACGCATTCTGACGAAACCGTGCGTTATTGAGTATGAAGGCCAGATTGTTGGCTATGGTTCAAAGGAGCTGCGCGTTGAAACCATATCCTGCTGGCTGGCCCGCACAATCATTCAGACAAAGCACTATTCCCGCCGTTTTGTGAATAACTCTTACCTTCACCTGGGAGTATTCAGCGGGCGTGATCTGGTTGGCGTTCTCCAGTGGGGATATGCCCTTAACCCCAACTCAGGTCGTCGTGTCGTGCTTGAAACGGATAACCGGGGCTATATGGAGTTGAATCGCATGTGGCTACACGACGACATGCCCCGCAACTCTGAATCACGGGCCATCAGCTACGCGCTGAAAGTTATCAGATTACTGTATCCGTCAGTGGAGTGGGTTCAGTCCTTTGCTGACGAACGCTGCGGACTCGCAGGCGTTGTGTATCAGGCGTCGAATTTTGATTTTATTGGCAGCCATGAAAGCACGTTCTACGAGCTGGATGGTGAGTGGTATCACGAGATAACGATGAACGCGATTAAGCGCGGAGGGCAACGAGGCGAGTATTTGCGAGCTAATAAGGAGCGTGCCGTGGTGCACAAATTTAATCAGTATCGCTACATCAGATTCCTGAACAAGCGAGCAAGGAAGCGGCTAAATACCAAACTATTCAAGGTTCAGCCATACCCTAAGTGATCCCCATGTAATGAATAAAAAGCGGTAATTAATACTGCTGTTTCATTTGAAGCGCGAAAGCTAAAGTTTTCGCATTTATCGTGAAACGCTTTCGCGTTTTTCGTGCGCCGCTTCAACGCTGACGATTGTAGAAAATCTCAATGTATTCCCGTATTACTGAGATGGCTTCATCCCGGTTATTAAAACGATAGTGGCTCAGGCTCTCATTTTTCAGCGTTCCCCAGAAGCTTTCCATCGGAGCGTTGTCGTAACAGTTACCTTTACGCGACATTGATGTTTTCAGACCAAACTGCTCCTGTATGACCCGGTAATCGTATGCGCAGTACTGTGAACCTCGATCAGAGTGGTGGATTAGCCCGGCAGGTGGGCGCTGGCTCCTGAGCGCCATAAACAGGGCTTTACCTGTCAGCTCTTTTGTCATGCGCTCTCCCATGGCGTAGCCGACAATTTCGCACGTATAAACATCTTTGATGCCAGCGAGGTACAACCATCCCTCCTGTGTGGCAACATACGTCAGGTCCGCCACCCAGACCTGATTTGGTGCTGTAGGAGCGAACGTCTGGTTCAGCAGATTTGGCGCAACTGGCAGATTGTGGTTCGAGTTCGTAGTCGCTCTGAACTTGCGTTTCTGCTTACAGCGTAGCCTTAGCTCCTTACGAAGACGTGCCAGTCGGTCACGACCAACGATGATGCCATTCTCTGCCAGCTCCGTCTGGAGCCGCCGGGTTCCATATGTTTCGCGAGTGCGGATATGTGCCACCTTAATCTCCAGTTTTAGCCGCTCATCACTTTGTTTTCTGTCTGAGGGTTCATGCTGTACCCAGTTGTAATAACCGCTCCTGGATACACCAAATACCTGACACAT